ATGTAGACAATAAGGTTATGAAAGATCATAATCTCAATAACCTATTTATCCACCATCCGAATAGCTACACTAATCGTCAAAAATTTTGGAAGACTACCGAGTCTAAAAAAATCAATAATGGTGATGGGTACGCTTATATTGAGAGAAAAGGCGGAAAAGCGTTAGCATTTCACGGGCTTAATTATGAGTCAATATTGGGTGCTAAAATGGGCACTGATGGCACGTTATATTACGAAGTGGATTTTGGGCTAACCCCTATGATTCCTTTCACTGGTAAAGAAACCATTAGGGCAGAGGATTTATTACACTTTACATTTGGGCAAACGCATTGGATATATTAGTATTACAGAATAGTATTATATCACGAGCACAAAAAACATTAGATAATTTCTATAAGAATAACGCCACATCAACAATGGCGTTAGAAACTACTGTAGATCGAGCTTCGTTAGCAAATAAGTTAAATGAGGCTCAGGATGACTTTATAGGAAAATATGTTGGTGAGGAAAATGCTGGTAAGCCTATTAGGTTGCCACCAAATACAAAGATAGTTCCTATCGGTCAGAAATTCGCGGATGCTCAGGTTATCGAGACACAGAGATTTGCTAGAGAGGAAATAGCCAACTTATTTGGAATACCAAAGTCTATGTTTGAAGCTACTGACAATAATGAGTCTATAGAGCAGCAAACAAGAATGTTTTTAGCATTAACGCTAACTCCGATTATCGAAGCTTATATAGCTGAGTTAGAGTTCAAACTACTGACTGCCGAAGAGATTAAATCTGGGGTTCATATCGAGTACAACACTGAGAAGTTGATAGATACTGATTTTAAAACTAGAGTTGAAACGATTACTCAGTTAGTTGCTAAGGGGATAATTTCTCCGAATGCTGGGGCGCGAGAATTAGGTTACGATATTGACAAATCTCCTTGGGCAGATGAATTATGGATACAATCTCAAAACAATCCAATATCTCAATATGAGAGTTGGGGGAATAACACCTTGGGCGATTCAAACGTTACTGATCCAAATAAGAAAAATGACGGAGAAGAAGAAAAAGAAGAATAGAGAAAAATTAATAATCAATATAAATAAATAACATGAGGAAAATCCAAAGACTTAGCTCAAAAGAAATTTTGATTTCTAGGGGTGAAGATTCAGGTTCTCCACTTGTGGTAGAGGGTTATGCAGCTGTATATAACAGTGAATCTAAACCTCTCAGCTTAGGAAATGGTAAACAGTTTATTGAAACCATCGAGCGAGGTGCGTTTGATAATGCTGTTGCTAATGTCAACAACCAAACTAGGGATTGTGTAGCAACTTTCCAACATCAGCGTAAAACAATGATGGCGCGCACATCATCTGGAACTCTTGAGTTAGAGAGTGATGATGTAGGTCTGAAGTTTAGGTTTGAGATGCCAAACACACAAGTAGGTAGAGACGTTTCAGTCATGCTCGAAAGGAGAGATTTAAGCCAATGCAGCTTCGTTGCCAGAGTTAATAATGACGGCTTTAAAATGGAGCGTGATGATGATGGTCAATATAAGCAGACGATATCAAGAGTGGATGAACTATTGGACATAAGTTTGGTAATTGATCCAGCTTACTCAGACACTTACATTGCTGAGATTACTCGATCTATTGAAGAAACTGAGGAGGTTGAAGCGAAGACCAAGGAAGATGAATTAGAATTGCAAAGAAAAACGGAAGATGAGGCAGCCGAGAAAGAGTCGCAAGCAGACATGTTAAATAAATTAATTGCAAGAGCAAATGAAAAAAAGTGATCTGGAGATCAAGAAAAGCGGTATTGCTGAAAGTTTACTAGCTATCCGTGAATTAGCCAAGACTGAGGATAGAGTCCTTAATGGCGAAGAAGTAACAAAAGTAACTGAGTTAACTCGCGATCTGACCAATTTAGAAGCTAGTATTGTACTAGAAGATCAAGCCGATGAGTTGGCAAGAAATTTAAACCCAACAAAAGAACCTATAGTGGAGAAAAAAGTAAAAACAAGTTTAGAGTTAGTACGTGATTTAGCAAATGCTAAAGGTCAATTACCAGATCATATCCAAGAGATTAACCGTGAGGTTGCAGCTGGTATTGCATCTGAAGGTGTATTTATATCACGTTTTGATTATGCATCAGATGGTGCTAATATGTCTCCAAAGAGAGTCAGTGGATTAACCATTACGGAATCACCAGTAAGCCCAGCGTTATGGGAAGATATGGGATTAACCGTATATCCTAGTTTAACAGGTGGTACACAAAAATTACCTTATATGTCAACCATTCTTGCTGAAGAGGTTGCTGAAGGTGTTGGTATTACTCAACAAGACCCATCTACTAATCACGTAGAGCTTACTCCTTCAAGAGTTGGTGTTCAAATCTCTGTAACTAGAGAAGGTCTTCAAACATACAACCAAGCTACTTGGGATGGTGTTATGAAGAATGTACTTGAGTCTATTGATCGTAAGATCACTGCTAAGGTATATGCTAAAGCTTATGCTGGAGCAACTATCGTAGCTGCTGTAACTACATTTACTAAGGCTAATTTTGACACCTTAGAAGGTTCAGTACCTGTAGATGGTAAATATATGATGAGTCGCAAGTCTTTCTTTACTGCAAAAGCTGTAGTAATTGATTCTGGTTCTGGTAAATTCTTAGCCAACCGTGTATCTCAAGATTACGGTGAGACTTATGAAGGTACTCCAATTTTCCATAGTGGACTATTTGTTGACGCATCTAAAACTAAGTATGTAGTTTATGGCGCAATGAAGCAAATTGCTATCGGATTCTGGGGAAATGACGCTTACGAATTAATCGTAGACCCTTTCACCAATGCTCTAAAAGGCGAATTATTAATCACTGTATCGAAATTAGTAGATATTGAGATTCCTGATGTTGCTATAGCATTTGTTAAGTCAGCCGACTTAGACCCAACTTCGTAATTTTTAGTGTTTAATACACAGGAGGATGAGCTTCGGCTCTCCTCTTTTTAATTTCTTAGGATATGTATAACGGAGAAACAATACTAAATTTGAATACAAAGGATCGTTTAGATGTGCATGTTCAACTTGATGAAGTTAAACACAATTTACATATTGAAGATTCTGAGACTGATGACGATCTATTTATATCTGGATTAATCGAGTCTGCTGCTACCGCTGCTGAGAAGTACTGCGATCATTATTTTGCACATACAGAGTTGGAATACTTTGGATACAATTTCAATGCGGAAACCTTAAAGCTTAGGGTGTCACCATTTCAATCTTTAGTTTCTTTTGAAACTTCTGAGGATAATCTCACATGGACTGATATTACTTCCGATATTGATATTGATAAGAGGGAGAGTGATTTTACCTTTTATTTTGATGGTAATTTGACAGCTACTTATATTAAGTTTACAGTGCGAGTAGGTTATAATAGTGGAAATTTAGAGCAAGATGCCAAATCTGCTATTATCATAAAGGCTAGTGATTTATTCGATACGGAGCGATCTAGCTATGTTTCAAAGCTCACAAACAATAAAACGTTTGAAGTTCTATTAGGTTCTTACTATAATGCTCGTTGGTAATGATCGCTGGAGGAAGAAAAGAGCGAGTAGGTATATACAAACTCGTTAAGGAAAAGACATCCTCTGGATCAGTCAAAAACACTTATGTGTTGTTAAAGACATTGAGTGCTGAGATTTCTTTCAAGACAACAACCGAAAAGGAGATCAATAGTCAAGTCGTTCCTTTAAATAAGATCAAGTTTAAATTTAGGTTTAGGCGAGATTTGGACGAAACGATGATGATTAAACTTTGGGGAGATATGTACAATATAAGGTACATAGAGCATAATAAGCGAATCGATACATTTATCACAGGCGAGAGAGGAAAACAATAATGGCTCAAAATTATAATATAGTTCACGATAAGAGGCAATTAAACTCTTTATCAACAATGCTAAAAAGGCTCCCTGAGGATTGGAAGCGTGATGAGGCTACGATGGCTATCTTTAGAAAAGCATCAAAGCCGATGTTGGTTGAAGGTAGGAGGAGTTTGTTAGCTAACGTAGCTGGATTTAGAAATAGCGCAAATGGCGTTTTTGAATTTAAAGCTAAGGTTGATCGAACTAAAACTATAATGAGAGTTGGACTTGTCAATAAGGGGATTGGTAGATTAGGTCACTTATTTAACTTCGGAACGGCAGAGCGTGTTAATTATTCTAGTGGAGTTTCCACTGGTAGGATTAGTGCTTCTAATTTTGGAGGCGGCTGGTGGGATAGAGCAGTGGGTGTTGGAAAACCTCAAGTTGAGGCGGCTATAGATAAAATAGCTCCAGCTGTAATTGGTAGATATGTAAGAAAATACAAAAGATGATACTAAACGCAATATACTCAAGATTAAGTAATAGCACTGAATTGACTGATATTATAGGAGATAGCTTATACGCTGTTATCGTACCCGAAAAGGTGCAAGCTCCAGCTGTAGCTTATAATGCCGTGTCAAATCCGCAAGCCACTCAGAGTGGGTATGCTTATTCGGAAGATTCCGTAGAGATTTTATGTCTATCAAAAGAATATGACCAAGGAGCCGCAATGGCTCAGATCGTAGCTAACCTATTTTATAGATTCGGATATAATGCCGATGGAGTGGTAGTGCAGTATAGCAAGGTTGATACTATCAATCGAGGCTATAATGGTCTTTACGAAGAATATAAATTCATAATTAACATAACTTTTAAATCAAAAATAACTTAAACTATGTCAGACAATAGTGCAATAACCACAATTAATGGTACTGACCTAATTCTTCTTATAGAAAACGCTACTGGTGAATGGCAGCCAATTGCTCACGCTACAGCGCATACTTTAGAGGTCACTAGAAATACTAGGTCAATCAGTTCTAAATCTACAGGTGATGCCGACATTATGGAATATGGGAAATATTCTTGGAGTGGTTCGGCTGATGCTTTAGTAACATTTAGCTCAGGTGTAATTAATTACAATGAGTACAACACTCCACTAGGAGCTGCCGCAGCTGGAGCTACAGTAATAGATAACCCATTGGATGCCACAAAGGCAGATTACGATCCAGCTGGAACTACTATAGTAGATAACCCATTCGTAGGAGGAGCAGCTTACAGAGAAGGTGAAGCTATAATCACTTCGATAAGTATGACAGCAACAGATGGTGACACCGTCACTTTCTCATTATCATTTGCTGGAGCATCTATTCTTTCTAAAGGAACAGTCGGAACAGTAACAGCATAATATCAAAAAGCCCTTAACTGGGCTTTTTTTTGCATTAAACACTAAAAATATTAAAAAAATGAAAACAATAGACGTAAAATTTCAAGGTAAGGATTACAAGATTAGAAGGAATATGTACACGATGCATTTATTCCAAAATGAATTGAAAAAGGCTGGGGAGGTTAGTGATATAGTAAGCACAATGATATTCTCTTACTGCGCACTAAAAGGGTATAATAAAGACTTTAATGACAGTTTAGATACTGTTATGATGCATATAGATGATGAAGATAATATAAGCGTCTTAGATGGCATCGCAGAGCTTTTTAAATCAGAAGTAGAAGAAAAAGAAGAGGGAGAATCTAAAGAAAAAAAGTAGACGAACCTGTACCGATTATGGACTACTATAAAACAGTAGTAGGCCACATGAATATCGATCCAGAGTATTTCTGGTACAGGATGTCCGAATCGGAGGTGGCGGCATTATGTGATGTTCATATCGAAAAAAATAAAGCCGAGTGGGAAAAAACTCGGCTTATATCATATTACGCTGCATCTGGAATGAATAAAATGCCTACGATAGACAAATTCATGCCTTTCCCTTGGGAGAAGGACGAAGCCCTTAAAAACGATATAAAACCAAGTAAAGAAAGAATGAACCAACTAATGAAAGCGGTATATGGCAACGAATTATGATTTAAAACTCAATTTAATAGCGAATGACAAGCAGTTTAGTGCGGGATTCCGTAAGGCTAATAATGCATTACTTTCCCACCAAAATAAGGTAAAAAAAACAGGTCAATCGTATCAGTCTTTAAATAGATCACAGAGACTAACAGCTCAATACGCTAAAGAGATGGGTGTTAAGTTTGGGGTGGCTACTAAAGAATTTAAGGAAGCCTCAGCTGCCGCAGCTAATTATAAAAGACAATTAGATAAGGTTAATCAAGCTCAGACTGCCGCAACTGGTAAAAAAGGTGGATTAATGAACTCTGTAGCTGGTGTGGCTATGCGTAGAATTATTCCGCTTGTAGCAATTGGATTAGC